AGGTACACGGCTAGAGTCTGTTAGAGTTATAGATCATGTGCCACACATAACAACACAGGCCGCTAGTGGTTCTTCCCCCACCTCAAAGAAGCCTGAAACCGTACTAGATGAAATACCCTTCTAGTACAACTTGAGGGTGGGCTTAGTGCTCACCCTCCATTAAGGATAGATATGAAACCTGTAAACACACTTATAACACACATACCTAATGGAGAGTATCATGCGAAACATGGTGTATCTTCAAGTGCAGTAAAGTCTGTATTTAAAAAATCAGTTGCTCATTGGAAAGGTGAGAAGCGTAGCCCTAACAATCCAGCCTTTGCTATGGGAACAGCAGTCCATGCTAATCTCTTAGAAAAAGAACGTAACTTAGTTGTCAAAGGGCCAAAGACTAAATCTAGTGCTGCCTTTAAAACTATGAAGGATAACCTAGACAAGGACCAAGTACTTCTAACTGAGGTAGAGTTTAATGTAGCTAACTGTATAGCTAAAGGTGCACTGGCTAACCCTGTGTGTGCTGCTGCACTCAACCATAAAAAAAGAGTGAATGAGGTTAGTATCTTTGTTGATGACCCTATCTCAGGTCTAACACTAAAGACTAGACCAGACCTGATGATTGAGTCTGAAGGTACAGTCTATGACGTTAAGACTACACAGGATGCTAGTCCATCTGGTTTCTTAAGAGAATGTTTAAAGTATGGATACTTCTTGCAGGGTGCTCATTATGTTTACACCTGTCAGTTGGCTGACCTTGATATAACTAGGTTTAGTTTTATTGCTTGTGAAAAGTCTGCCCCATACCTATCCCACATGCATGTGATGGGCAAGGATATCATGGAGTGGGCTACAGCTAAACTACATGAGACACTAGATATTATTGCAAACGCAGAGGAGAAGGTGGACTACGGCACAGGTTGGGGTGACTACACAGTAATAGAAAAACCTGATTGGTTATGACCAAAAGTGCCAAACAAAAAGGTAGACTTGGACAACAGGAGATTAGGGATAAGTTACTGCAAACATTCCCTGAGTTTGAGCCTGATGATATCAAGTCTACTATCATGGGGGATACTGGTGCAGACATACAGTTATCTCCTGCTGCCAGGAAGAAGATACCTCTGTCTATTGAGGTCAAGAGAAGGAAGTCAGAACTAAAAACAGTATATGGTTTTATGGACCAAGCAGCCAACCACAACAACAATGAGCCTGTCGTTTTCTTTAGATCAGACAGAAAGCCTTGGGTTGTTATGGTTGGATTAGATCACTACATGGAATTAATTAGGAGTTGGAAGAAGTGACTGTAAAAGTTTGGGGTGTTGTGCAAGGACCAGTATCAGTGGATGAGCTACCTGATGATGAAAAAGTACCAGAGGATATGGGTTGGTTTATGATTTGTAAAACAGAAGTAAACGGTAAAGTAGAAGACACACAGTTTTGGTTTGAGGATTTAGACCAAGCATATACGTGGCAAAAATACTTCAGTAAACAAATAGACCCGATTATAATAGAGGGAATACTTGACTAATGTATTTACATGAGTATAACTTGGGGTTTCACTGTGACTTATGAAGTGACCCTAAATATATCAGTAGATAAGGATGCCAACTTCTTAGAGTTGTCTAGTGATAACTGTGATGTAATAAAAGAGTTGATTATGGATGCTCTTTATGATATAGATGATGTTACAATAATAAAATGTGAGGTAATAGAACATGACTAAAATAATGATAGATGAAGTTGAGTACGATACAGACAACATGAATGAATCTCAAAAAAGGATTGTAAATTTATTAAACAAGGGATCAAACTCAATAGGTTTACTAGAGCACATGACACAGTGTGTTAGTGCAATTCAAAAAGTAAAAATAAATGAACTTAATAAATCATTAGAGGATAACGATGATTAGTCAAGACGATATAGATGCATTTGAATATTTTAATAGGGAAGATATAAACATGAGTCAGAACTACTTACCTACTGACTACCAGGCTTTCATACATACCTCACGTTATGCTAGGTGGTTGGACGATGAGAAACGTAGAGAGTCTTGGAGTGAGACAGTAACACGTTATGTAAACAACGTAGTGGCACATCACGTAGATGCAGTAACAGCTTCAAGTATAGAAGAAGCTATCCTTGGCTTAGAGGTTATGCCTAGTATGAGAGCACTAATGACTGCAGGACCAGCATTAGATAGGGATAATACTGCAGGGTATAACTGCAGTTATCTACCCATAGATGATCCTAAGTCCTTCGATGAGGCTATGTTTATCTTGCTCTGTGGTACTGGTGTTGGCTTTAGTGTTGAAAGGCAGTTCATCAGTAAGCTCCCTGAGATACCTGATCTCTTCGACAGTGAAACCGTTGTTGTTGTTAAGGATAGTAAAGAGGGGTGGGCTAAGTCGTTCAGACAAGTGTTGGCTCTCCTGTGGGCTGGTGAGATACCCAAGTGGGATATCTCTCGTGTACGTCCTGCAGGTGCAAGACTTAAAACCTTTGGTGGTAGAGCGAGTGGCCCTGCACCTCTGGTAGATTTGTTTAACTTTGTTATCAAAATATTTAAAGATGCACAAGGACGTAAACTTTCTAGTCTTGAGTGTCACGATATTATGTGCAAGGTAGGTGAAGTAATTGTTATGGGTGGTGTACGTAGATCAGCTATGATATCTTTGTCCAACCTTAGTGATGATCATATGCGTCATGCTAAGTCAGGTGCATGGTGGGAGAATGATCCTCAACGTGCATTAGCTAATAACTCTGTGAGCTATACAGAGAAGCCAGATTCCATATCTTTTATGCGTGAGTGGATGGCACTAGTGGAATCAGGGAGTGGAGAACGTGGTATATTCAATCGTGAGGCAAGTAAGAGGCAAGCTGAGAAGTATGGTAGGCGTAACAGTGAGTGGGAGTTTGGCACTAACCCATGTTCTGAGATTATACTTAGGCCGTATCAGTTCTGCAATCTTACAGAGGTTGTGGTCAGGGCTACAGATGATATCGAATCTCTTAGTAAAAAAGTCCGTTTGGCAACTATATTGGGAACAATTCAATCCACCTACACCAAGTTCCCATATCTGCGAAAGGTGTGGCAGCGAAATACAGAAGAAGAACGTCTGCTTGGTGTGTCACTCACAGGGATAATGGACAACCCACTCATGACTACAGCTAATAAAGGATTGGAGAAAACTCTTGAGAAATTACGTGAACTTTCTGTTACTACTAATAGTGATTGGGCTGATCGCTTGGGTATTCCAGCCTCAACCGCTATTACCTGTGTTAAACCATCAGGCACAGTCTCCCAACTCGTTGACTCAGCCTCTGGAATCCATGCAAGACACTCGCAGTACTACATCAGAACCGTTAGAGGAGACAACAAAGACCCCTTAACACAGTTTATGAAAGACCAGGGTGTGCCTAGTGAGCCTGATGTAATGAAGCCTGACTTTACTACAGTGTTCAGCTTTCCTATTGAGTCACCTTATAATGCTGTTGTTACTGCTGACCTATCTGCTATTGAACAGCTAGAGACTTGGTTGATATATCAGAGACATTGGTGTGAGCACAAGCCTAGCATTACAGTTAATGTCAGGAAGGATGAATGGTTTGAGGTTGGGTCTTTCGTATACAAACACTTTGATGAAATGAGTGGTGTATCCTTCTTACCTTTTAACGAACACACTTATCAGCAAGCACCATATCAGGAAGTTGGTAGAAGTGATTACAATAATCTTCTAAGTTTAATGCCAAAGACTATTGACTGGACTAAGCTTTCAGTGTATGAAGGACAGGACAACACTGCAGGTAGTCAGACTATGGCTTGCTCTGGTGATGTTTGTGAGATAGTAGATATAGGTGCATAAAGGATAAACATAATGTTAGAACCAATTAAAGGATCATACTACAGAAAGTTTCAACCTCAGTCTTATAAAGAGAATGACAGTAAAGCTAAGATAGCAGTAACAAACTACTTAGAGAGTAATGGTCACACCATTCTTGATACAGAGGAGGACTACTCTTTTGATATAAAGAGTGAGAAGAATGGTGGTAAATACTACAGTGAAGTAGAGATGAAGAACCAATGGACAGGTGATTGGAACCCTAAATGGAAAGAGATACGAATACCATATCGAAAGTACAGACTAATTAATAAATACAAAAAGATACAGGATAACAAAACATTCTGTAACTTTTACATTATACGTAGTGACTGTGAAAAGGCATGGAGAATAAAAGATTTCCAACTTACTAGAGAGTGTTCAAAGGAGATATGGTTAGGTAACGCTAAACGATATGAATACTTTTTTCATATACCATATACTGAGGCAGAATTAATTGAACTAATATAAGGATACTATTATGGATAACACTGACACACTTACTATTGACGGAGAAACTACCTTCTTCAAGAGCCAACGATCTGAGTATGACCCTGTAAATCGTCCAGTGCATTACAATAGTAGTGGTATAGAATGCATTGACGCTATTGAAGCAATGACAGAAAAGATGTCAGGGTTTACAGCACCACACGCTGCTAACGTACTTAAATATTTGTGGAGACATCAATATAAAAATGGTTTAGAAGATATTGATAAAGCTATTTGGTATCTTAATAGACTTAAAAAACGTTACAAGGAGATACATAAGTGAAGCCATATGAACAAGGAAGGGTAGCCTTTAAGACAGGCAAGTT